ATTGATAGGGTTTAGACCAAATTCAGAATATGAATTTATAATAGAAGGGCAGAGGTTATACCGAGTACCCGTCAATTCAATTACAATCAAATATGAACATCAAGGAAACGAAGAAGAATATAATCCAGGCTGGGCACAGGGCAGTTGAGGAACTTATAAAAGTAGCTAAAGAAGATATTGTTGATTCAGACGATGATATATCAGCTGACAGATTAAAAAATGCCGCAGCCACTAAAAAGCTTGCAATTTTCGACGCTTTTGAGATACTTAACCGCATCGAGGAAGAAGAAAGAATTCTTGATAACAAACCAAAAAAAGAAGTTAAATCAACTTCGTTTGGTGGTTTTGCTGAAAATAGATCTAAATAATGTACGAGCAATCTCTATATAAAGTTATAGAACCTATAAAGCGTACTACAATATCTAGGCTTAATAAAGGTAAAAAATGGGATTACGGATATAACAAGGAACATGATGTAGTTGTTATCAGTAAAACTGGACAAATAGGAAAAATATATGAGATACAAAATCTCAAAATAGCATTACCTAAATCACCAGGTAAGCTAGATAAAACTACAGATAAATGGACGCCAGCTGAGTATCCTCCTCAATTAAAAAGTATTAAAACTATTTTTGATTGGAGAGATTATCCAGAAGGTTTCAAAAAAACTTGGGGGGAATATATAGATGAAAACTTTAATAAACGGGAAAACGGTCATTGGTTCAATAATAAGGGTGTGGATACTTACATTACTGGTACTCACTTTATGTACTTGCAGTGGTCCAAAATTGATGTTGGGAAACCAGACTTTAGGGAAGCAAATAGATTATTCTTCATTTTCTGGGAAGCTTGCAGAGCCGATTCTAGATCCTATGGGATGTGCTACCTTAAGAACCGTCGATCTGGATTTTCTTTCATGTCATCAGCTGAAATTGTTAATCTTGCAACAATATCCTCGGATTCACGGTTCGGTGTATTGTCCAAATCTGGACAGGATGCTAAGAAGATGTTCACTGACAAGGTGGTACCAATCTCTGTTAATTATCCGTTCTTCTTCAAACCAATACAAGACGGAATGGACCGCCCGAAGACCGAACTCGCGTATAGGGTCCCGGCCTCGAAATTTACCAGGAGAAGACTCGATTCGAAGGATAGATCCGGAAGAGAAACGCTTGAAGGATTGGATACGACCATCGATTGGAAGAACACCGGCGACAACGCCTATGATGGGGAGAAACTTAAACTCCTCGTCCACGATGAATCGGGGAAGTGGGAAAGGCCGAACAACATCCTCAACAACTGGCGTGTTACGAAAACCACCCTTAGATTAGGTAGTAGAGTCATAGGTAAGTGTATGATGGGATCAACATCAAACGCTTTAGACAAAGGAGGGGAAAATTTTAAGAAATTATATAATAGTTCAGATGTTACAAAAAGAAACGCCAATGGACAGACTCGCTCGGGATTATATAGTTTGTTCATACCTATGGAATGGAACTACGAGGGATTCATTGATTCTTATGGGCTACCTGTATTCGACACACCAAAAGAACAAGTTGTCGGGCCTCATGGGGATGAGATCGACCAAGGAGTAATAGAGCATTGGAATAACGAAGTTGAAGGTTTAAAAGGCGATCAAGATGCTTTAAATGAATTTTACAGGCAATTTCCAAGAACAGAAGAGCACGCTTTTAGGGACGAAACAAAAAACAGTATATTTAATTTAGCAAAAATATACGAACAAATAGATTACAACGAAGACTTAGGTAACAGTAATGTTTTAACAAGGGGTAGTTTTCAATGGGAAAATGGTATAAAGGATTCAAAAGTAATTTTTTCACCAAATCCAAATGGAAGATTTCTAATAAGCTGGATACCTAATTATGATATACAGAATAGACAGATATCAAAAAACGGTATTAAATGGCCCGGTAATGAACATATGGGCGCTTTTGGCTGTGATAGTTATGATATATCAGGGACAACAGACGGTAGGGGGTCTAAAGGGGCTTTACATGGATTAACTAAGTTTAGTATGGAAGATGCACCACCTAGCACATTCTTTTTAGAATATGTAGCAAGACCACAAACAGCTGAAATGTTTTTTGAAGATGTATTAATGGCTTGTGTATTTTATGGTATGCCACTTCTTTGTGAAAATAACAAACCAAGACTTTTATATTATTTTAAAAGAAGAGGTTACAGAGGTTACTCTATGAATCGTCCTGATAAACTATGGAACAAATTATCAGTAACCGAAAGAGAAATAGGCGGAATACCTAATTCAAGTGAAGATATTAAACAAGCCCACGCTGCTGCTATTGAAATGTATATAGATAAGCACGTAGGTTTAAACGACCAAAACGAATATGGAACAATGTATTTTAATGAAACATTACAAGACTGGGCCAAATTCGATATAAATAACAGAACAAAATTTGATGCCGCTATTAGCTCAGGGCTTGCTATTATGGCTTGTCATAAAGATTTATATAGACCAAATATCAAAATGGAAAGAGCACCAATTAATTTAAGATTTGCTAAGTATCAAATCGAAGGATCAACATCAAAAATAATAAAATAGTAATATGGCAGGAGTAGTAAATAGTTTTTTCCCAAGTCAAGTCGCAAGTGACTCTGAGAAGATGTCACGAGACTACGGGCTCCAAGTTGGAAGAGCAATTCAGAATGAGTGGTTCTCGAACAACTCTGGTGTAACTAGATTCAGAAGTAATCAAAATACATTCCATAGCTTAAGGCTATATGCAAGAGGTGAACAGCCTATACAAAAATATAAAGATGAAATGTCTATCAACGGCGATTTATCTTATCTTAATTTAGATTGGAAGCCAGTACCTATATTGTCAAAGTTTGTAGATATAGTTGTTAATGGCATAGCTGATAGATCTTTTGACCTTACAGCTTATTCTCAAGATCCATACGGGGTTAGCAAAAGAACCAAGTATATGGAATCTATTATAAGAGATTTACAAACTGAAGAATTAAATGTATTTGCACAAGAAAATTTTGGTATAAATTTATTTGAAAACAATCCAGATAAATTGCCAGACTCTGAAGAAGAGCTAGATTTACACATGCAGCTAAGCTATAAGCAAGGGATTGAAATAGCAGAAGAAGAAGCTTTGAGTGTTATGTTTGACGAAAACAGATATGACTTAACAAAGAAAAGATATTATTATGATATAACAACTCTAGGTATTGGTGCTGTTAAAAATAATTTTACAGAAGCAGAGGGTGTAACTGTAGAATATGTTGATCCAGCTTATTTAATTTATTCTTACACAGAGGACCCGTATTTTCAAGATATATATTATGCAGGCGAGGTTAAATTCGTGCCCTTAAACGAGCTTAAAAAGCAGTTTCCGAACCTATCTGAGGAACAAATGGATCAGATACAATCACAAGGATCGCAAAATTATGGTGTTTGGAATAATAATATAAGTAATACAAACAATAATAATAGAGATCAAAATATAGTTCAGATACTTTACTTTAATTATAAAACTTACATGAACGAAGTTTATAAAGTGAAAGAAACTGCAACAGGCGCTTCAAAAATAATAGCAAGGGATGACCAGTTTAATCCACCTATTGAAATGTACGAGGAGCAATTTGGCAAAATGTCAAGGTCACTTGAAGTATTATACGAAGGTGTAATGGTATTGGGAACTGATATATTGCTTAAATGGGAAATGGCTAAAAACATGATGCGACCAAAAAGCGATAGCAGCAAGGTTAAAATGAATTACGCTATAACAGCCCCTAGAATGTATCAAGGTAGAATAGAGTCAATAGTAAGTCGTTGTACCGCTTTTGCTGATATGATACAATTAACACATTTAAAACTACAACAAGTATTACAAAGAATGATACCAGACGGTGTTTACTTAGATGCTGACGGTATAAATGAAGTTGATTTAGGTAATGGTACAAATTATAATCCTCAGGAAGCACTTAATATGTTTTTTCAAACAGGATCTATAATAGGTAGGTCGTTTACACAAGAGGGTGATATGAACCCTGGTAAAGTGCCAATACAAGAAGTACAGACTGGAAGCGGAGGTCAAAAGCTACAAACACTTATATCTACGTACAACTATTATCTTCAAATGATAAGAGATGTAACTGGATTAAATGAAGCGAGAGATGGCAGCACGCCAGACGCAAGAGCTCTAGTGGGTGTTCAAAAATTAGCGGCAGCTAATTCTAATACAGCAACAAGACATATACTTGATGCAGGTTTATATTTAACAAGAGAAACAGCAGAATGTTTATCTTTAAGAATATCTGACATACTTGAATACCACCCAGCAAAAGAATCTTTCATTCAAAAAATTGGTGGGTTTAATGTGGCTACTTTAGATGAATTAAGGGATTTACATTTGCATGATTTTGGTATATTCTTAGAATTAACGCCCGATGAAGAAGAACAACAACTTTTAGAAAATAATGTACAACAAGCATTATCAGCTGGTTTAATTGATTTATCTGATGCTATAGATATAAGAGAGGTTAAGAATATAAAGTTAGCTAATCAATTATTGAAGGTTAGGCAAAAGAAACGTCAGGAAAGATTACAACAAGAACAGCAAGCAAATATACAGGCTCAAGCTCAAGCAAATGCACAGGCTCAACAAGTAGCGGCGCAAGCTGAAATACAAAAAGACCAAGCTTTATTTCAAACTAAGTCTCAATTAGAACAATTAAAAGGTCAAATTGAACAGCAAAGAATAGGTGTTGAAGTTGGTGCTAAAAAAGAATTGATGGCTTTAGAATTCCAATACAACATGCAGCTTAAGGGCATGGAGGTTCAGAATGCTAAAGACAAAGAAAAAGAAATAGAAGATCGAAAAGATCAGCGTACAAGAATACAAGGTACACAGCAAAGTGAAATGATTGCACAAAGAAAAAACGATACACCACCGACT